AAATAAAATAAAAAGGAGATATTCAATGAAAGTATATTGTATAGAAAATAAATTAAACGGTAAAAAATATATTGGTATAACCAAAGGTGCCATAGAAAGAAGATTTAAACAACATAAACAATTAGCAAAAAATGTTAGTAAAGAAAACCAACATTTACACGATGCTTTAATTAAATATGGATTTAAAAATTTTATTATTTACCAACAAGATGAAGCGGAATCAATTGCTGAGTTATATGAAAAAGAAAAGTATTGGATTAAAACATTAGATACCAAAAAAAATGGTTATAATGAAACTGATGGTGGTGAAGGTTCTCACGGTAGAGTTTTATCGGAAGAAACAAAACAAAAGATTAGGGTTGCAGCAATAAAAAGATTTGAAGATGTTGAACAAAGAAACCACTTATCTAAAAAAAGTAAAGAATGGTTGGCTCAACTAAGTAAAGAAGATAAAGAAATGATATCTAAAAAAATATCCATTTCTAATATGGGCAACCAAAGAGCCAAAGGTAAACATTGGACTTTATCGGATGAAGCAAAAAAGAATATTGGTAATGCTAAAAGTAAAACTTGGTTAATAACATATCCTAACGGTAAAATAGAAACAATAAAAAACATGAGAGAATTTTGTAGGAATAATGGTCTAGACCAAGGTGCTTTGATTAATGTATCTCGTGGTAAAAATAAACACCATAAAGGATATATCTGCCAAAAGGTAAATAATTAACATGGGTATTAACCAATACTTTAATAATTATGGCAATTCTGCTAAGCCAGAACAAAGGGTCATAGAAGATTTAATCGTAGAATCCATAAAAATTATGGGTTTTGAGGCGTATTATCTTCCAAATGATAATGATTCTGCTCGTGATTTAATCTATGGTGAAGATCCGGTTAAAAAATTTGGATCTGCTTTTCCATTAGAGATGTATCTTTCTTCTGACCCAACAGATTATATTGGTCAACGAGATGTATTCAGTAAGTTTGGACTTGAAATTAAAGATGATGTAAATGTTATGGTATCTCGTAGATCATTTCAAGAACGAGTACCACAAAATACATTTACAAGACCAAGAGAAGGTGATTTAGTTTATGTTCCATTTTTAAATGGTGTTGGTGAATTGTTTGAAATTAAATTTACAGAACACAATAAAGATTTTAATATGTTGGGTAAAAAATACCCATACTTTTATGAACTTGTGTTAGAGAAATTTAAATACTCACAAGAATTTATTGCTACTGGTATTGATGAAATTGATTCTGTTGTTACAAACAATGCTTACACATTAAGTCTAAATCTTGGTTCTGGTACAGGACTTTATGCAATTAAAGAAACTGTGTTTCAATCACCAGATGGCACATCAGCAAATGCTACTGTTGTGGCAATTGTACAATCATTTAAACCTGCCTCAAATATATTAACAGTAACTAATATTGCTGGCCAATTTATTGATACACAAACAATTATTGGTGAAACCAGTAATGCTCGTTACACATTATCAACATTTGATCCATTAGACCCTGCCACATTCTCTGAGAAATACGATAACAAAGCCATATCAAATAGTGCAGATGCAATTATTGATTTCTCTGAAACTAATCCGTTTGGTACCATATAATGTCTACACCAACATATAATAGAATCATTCGTAAACTTGTAGTAGGTTTTGGTAATCTATTCAACGATATTACTTTGGTTCGTTACAATCCAGATTTGTCTGAAGCACAAAGAATGCTTGTGCCAATTGTTTATGCAGCCAAAGAAATGTATGTTAAGCGTCTTGAGGATGATCCTAATTTAGACAAAAAAGTTCAGATGACATTACCTAAAATGTCTTTTGAAATGATGGGTATGACATATGATGCCAGCAGAAAACAAAATACAAACATAAAAGGGTTTGCACAAACTAGTTCTGGTGTTGTATCACAATATAATCCTGTGCCATACAATTTTGATTTCAATCTTTACATCTATGTAAGAAACATTGAAGATGGTACACAAATTATAGAACACATTCTTCCATTTTTTGCACCAGATTATACAATCAAATTAAATTTGGTACCAGAAATGGGAATCGTTAAAGAAATTCCTATTGTTTTAAATTCAGCCAATCAAGAAATTGAATATGAAGGTGATGCACATACAGTAGAAACTCGTATGATTATTTGGACTTTAAACTTTACAGTTAAAGGTTTTGTTTATGGTGCTATCAGTTCTGCTGGATTAATTAAAACTTCTATTACAAATATATTTAACGAAATTACTCCAGCAGATACCGTTTTGTTCAACATGACAACTCCAGGTATTGGCACATATCAAATTGGCGAATTAGTTTATCAAGGTTATTCTTTAAACACAGCAACTGCTAGCGGTAAAGTAATTTATTGGACAAATAATACCTTAACATTGACAAATATTAATGGTAATTTTGTATCAAATCTTCCTATTGTTGGCGCAATATCAAATTCAAATTATGTGTTTAACTCTTATCAAGTTCAGCCTTTAGAGTATGCACAGATTGTGACTACACCAAACCCATCAACGGCAAATGCCACCAGTTCATATTTGTACAATACTACAATTACTGAAACTGGTAATTCTGGTATAGGTGTAATTCCTCCATCAGCACATAGTTTGTTGTTTAATGGTTCAAATTATTTGACATTAAATCCAGGATTTATATTTGACCAATCACCATTAACTATTGAAACTTGGTTCTATCCAACACAAAATGTTTCAGGTTCAACATTGATTGGTACAACTAATGGTTATGGTTTAGATGCGTACTTTACAGATAACAACACACTCGATGTTGCTTTCTATGGTGATGGTAACAATCACGCATGGACATTGAAAAACTCTGGCACAATAACAACCAACACATGGCATCATATTGCAATCACAAGAGATAATGCATATAACATGACTGTATTCTTAGATGGCGTCAGAGCAAATTCTGGTGTTCAATCTGTTTCTGTAAACTACACAGGTGATAGTTACACAATTGGCCAAGGATTTGTTGGTTACTTAAGCAATATGAGAGTTGTAATTGGTAGTAATGTATACGATCCAACACAAACTACAATTACTGTTCCAACATCTACTCTATCCACAGTACTAAATACTCAATACTTGATGTTAGGTAATAATCCTATAACCGATACTTCAAGTAATCAAACAATTACCAATCATAATAATGTAACAGCGAATACACCAGCACCATTTTAAACTATGAACAATTTTGATAAAAGTATGGAACAAATTTTTGATGTGACTCCAAAAGAAGTTACAGAAACAAAAGAAACCAAAAATTTACCTGTCGTTAAATCTGAAAATTCTGAAGAAGAATTGCAACAAGATTTAATTGATGCTTACCAGCAATCAAAAGAAAATCTTCAAGGTTTAATTGACCAAGGTAAAGAAGCCATGGATGAAATTTTAACCATTGCTAAAGCCGGCCAACACCCAAGAGCATTTGAAGTTTATGGTACCATATTAAAAAACATGGTAGATGCAAACAAAGAACTTTTAAATATGCAAAAACAAATGCGTGATATGTCTGGCATGAAAGATAAATCATCTGGTAGTACCAATATTGACAAAGCTATTTTTGTTGGTAGTACGGCAGAATTGGCAAAACTAATTAAAGATGGCAACAAAAAATAAAGAATCCTACCGTGATAACCCCCTACTCAAAAGAGTAGGCGTTCAGGTTAAATTTACCGAAGAACAGGTAGAAGAATATATTAAATGTGCAAAAGATCCAATTTATTTTGCCAAATACATTAAGATTATTACACTCGATGAAGGTGTAACTGATTTTAAAATGTATGACTTTCAAGAGGACATGATTAGAACGTTTAATAATAATCGTTTTACAATCATGAAATGTCCTCGTCAGGTTGGTAAAACCACTACAACAGTTGCATATCTTCTTTGGACTATTTTATTTCAAGATTCACAGACTGTTGCCGTTCTTGCTAACCGAGGTGAAACTGCTCGTGCCATTCTTGGCAAACTTCAGTTAGCGTATGAAAATCTACCTATGTGGTTACAACAAGGTGTGATT